AGTGTGAGCATCATCCAAAACATTAAGGAAATAAAATGACGCAAGTTAACGGCAAGCGTGACTACAAGCACGCATACAAATTGCAAAAGAAAAGTGGCGAGACAGCCGATCAGATCGAGCGCCAAAAAGCAAGACAACTCTACGACAAGGAGAAGATTGACCGCAAGGGCAAAGACATTGACCACATCAAACCCCTGCGCGCAGGTGGTAAGACTGTGCCTGGCAACTTGAGACTAAGAGCCAAGAGCGCCAATCAGGGCGACAATAAATGATGCAAATTGTGGAAGATAAAGCTCTGGTGTTCCGCACAAGAAACCCAGCCAAATACAGCATCATTCCAAAACACAAGGTCTTTGAGCTAGATGATGGGTACGAGGTGGCGGTGTACTGGGGGTTGGATGAGTGTCGCGTTCTAAGAAACTTAGGTGTCAAAGACGTACCCTCGCCCATCACTAGGCGCTACACATGGCCGGGTCGATTCAAACCAATGGCGCATCAGGTTGAAACCTCTGCGTTCTTGACCATGCACAAACGTGCGTTTGTATTCTCCGAGCCGGGCACAGGCAAGACGCTATCCGCACTATGGGCGGCTGACTACTTGATGAATCGTGGGGATGTCAGGCGTTGCTTGATTCTCTGCCCCCTATCCATCATGCAAGCTGCATGGTTATCAGACTTGAACAACAGTGTTATCCATCGCTCTGCCGTTGTCGCGCACCATGCGCAGGCTACCCGCAGGATCGAGATGATTCAGCAGAACTATGAGTTCGTCATCACAAACTACGATGGTTTGAATCTGATTGCCAATGAGGTTAACAATGATGGGCGCTTTGATCTTGTGATCGTGGATGAGGCTAACGCCTACAAGACGGTGACCACCAAGCGGTGGAAGGCATTGAAGTCAATCATCAAGCCCGACACACACTTGTGGATGATGACGGGGACACCCGCCGCACAGTCGCCTGTGGATGCGTATGGACTTGCCAAGCTCGTGAATCCCACGGGCGTGCCGATGTTCTATACGGGTTGGCGTGACAAGGTTATGAACAAGATGACCATGTACAAGTGGGCTCCAAAGCCCGAAGCCAAAGACGTAGTGCATGAAGCGCTACAACCTGCAATCAGGTTCACCAAGGATCAATGCTTGGACTTACCGCCAGTGCTCACCATGACCCGCGAAGTACCGCTCACCCCACAGCAAGCCAAGTACTACAACCTGCTTAAAGAGCAGATGCTTGTGCAAGCCGCAGGCGAGACGATCAGCGCAGTCAATGCGGCGGTTGCTGTGAGTAAGCTCTTGCAGATCAGTTGCGGTGCGGCTTATACCGATGACAACGAAGTGGTGGAGTTTGACTCTGCGCCAAGGCTCGGTGTGTTGGAAGAGATACTCGAAGAGACGGATCGCAAAGTCATTGTGTTTGCCATGTTCCGCTCAACGATATCCACAATCCATGCGCACTTGCTCAAGCGCGGTATTGCCGCAGAGTTCATCAATGGCGCGGTATCCCCACCTAAACGCTCGGACATCATTAGGAGATTCCAGAATGAGGAAAACCCTAGGGTACTTGTTATGCAACCCCAAGCCACGGCACACGGGATCACATTAACGAGAGCGGATACAGTGGTGTTCTATGGCCCATTGATGAGCGTGGAGCAGTACACACAGGCCATAGCGCGGGCTGATCGCAAGGGGCAAGACTCGGATAAGGTCACGGTGATCCACATCGAGGGCTCGCCCATTGAGAAGAAGATGTTCAAGGCTTTGAGTGCCAAGGTGAGTGATAACTTACTTATCACCCAGATGTTCGAGAACGAAATTAAATATTAAAAAGGGGTTGCCATGTAGCAAAAATTTAATATACAATGTCTAACACTTGACAATAACAACAAACGGAGAAGTAAATGGAAACTGATTTAAGTGAAGTACCTTTCGACAAACTGACCAAGATTTATCGCAAGATAAAAGAACACATGGATACGCTTACACAGGCGTATGATACGCAACTTGAAGAACTCAAAGCACAGCAAGAGCAAATCAAGTTTGCGCTAAAGGATCAGATGAAAGCCAACGGGCAGACATCTGTTAAGACGAGCTTTGGTACAGTAAGCCTTGTGACCAAGACGCGCTATTCAACACAGGACTGGGACTCATTCAAACGCTTTGTCGTTGAGCATGAAGTCGTGGACTTGCTTGAGAAGCGCATCGCACAGGCTAACATGGCCAAGTTTATCGACGAGAACCCGGGTCTCGTTCCCCCGGGCTTGAACTCTATGTCAGAGTTTGAGATACGCGTAACTAAACCCACCAACTAAGGAAACACCATGAGCAATGTAGCTCTTTTCAACCCCTCCCAAGCCCCCGCGTTCGCTCAATCAGGCGAGCTATCTGAAACTTCACGCGCCCTACTGGGCGGTGCTTTGGGTAATACCACGAAGCGCATCTCGATCAAGGGTGGAGTCTTTCGCTTAGTTGCAGGTGGTAAGGAGATGGCCTCTATCGATGAGCGCCACCTCGATGTCATCATTATCAAAGCCGCCCCAAAGGTGAGCCGTGTGTACTATGCCAAGTCTTACGATGCGGAAAATATCACAGGCCCCGATTGTTGGTCTAACGATGGTGAGACACCTGACGCAACAGCAAGCGCAAAGCAAGCCGTGTCTTGCATGACTTGTAAGAACAACGTAGCCGGATCGGGGCAGGGTAATAGCCGTGCTTGCCGTTACCAACAGCGCTTGGCTGTAGTGCTTGCCGATAATCCCGATGATGTGTTGCAGTTAACTCTGCCCGCCACATCGATCTTCGGTAAGGAAGACGGCGACAAGCGTGCGCTCCAAGCGTATGTTCGCCACTTGGCATTGGCATCCCCACCCGTCAACGTGGAGATGGTTGTCACTCGCATGAAGTTCGACACCAAAGCCGAGAGTCCCAAGTTGTTGTTCTCCCCAACGCGTTGGTTGACTCAGGTTGAGTATGAGTTGGGCAAAGCCAAGGGCAACACCAAGGAAGCTGAAGCCGCAGTCAACATGACTGTTGCCCAAGCTGATGGCGTGAAGGGCAAACCTCTAGCGCTTGCAGGTACACCGCTTGTCGTTGAAGCTGAAGCCGAGGAACTACCCGTGCCCAAGGCCGCGAAGAAACCCCGTGTTGAGCCCACTGCTGAAGCTGACGAAGAGCCTGAAGTCCGCAAGGAAACGGCCAAGCCAAGCGCTGTGCCTGCAAAGAAGAGCAAGCTCGCGGACATCGTGTCTGATTGGGACGATGAGTAAATAAGTTTAGGGGGTAACAGGAGCGGTCGCAATGCGTGGGTCGGGGTGTTTTTCTTTGAATTTTTGCATCTCGTTAACCTTTCGCTCACACATCCACGATTGCGTTTCCTCTGGTTTGATGACCACGTTACCCCCGCCTTTAAAGTAGAACAATGCCGTACTCAGACAAAATTGTAAATCTTGTAGCCCAGTCGCCTAAAACTCTTGGGAGTACTCTTGGGCGTTGGGCTATTCATTTGGACTTTCCTGTTACAAAAATTGCATATGTGCTTGGAGTCACCCGACAAACTGTGTACAACTGGTTTGAAGGTAAGGATGTCTTTGTTGCGTATCAAAACAGGGTAGAACTTTTAACAAAAATTATGTCTAGCTCAAAAACAGCAGACGAAGCATGGAGAAGAATATGTCAGGAATACAACCTCGATCCCTCAGTAACCAAGAACTAATCAGGCACGGAGAAAGCCTGTTGCACTCGCCCAATGGTATGCCCGTCAACTACCAAGAAGAGCTACTCAAACGCTTTATTCAAGCGGATGTACAGCAAGCAGTGCCTTATCCCCAAGAAGGTCAGCTAGACCTTTTCAAATAACCCCAAAGGAAATGAATGGAACCGCTAGAGTTTATGGCGGCGGTTCTACCGCCACCGGGTAACGGACGCTATTGCGTGGTAGAACTCACCAAGAAAAAAGAACACTTCTATGTTGACACATTAGAAGAAGCGCAAGAAAAACTGGACACATGGAAAAACCGCAACTACGACATTTACTTTGCCCTTGGTACATTTGGTAGCGAGAAGAAACGCGTTCAAACTAATGTACAAATGGTCAAGTGTGTTGCCATTGACGTAGACTGTAATCATCCCAAGGACTTGCCCAACGAGCAGGGCATTATCAAAGAGAAGGCTTACCCCAATGCGCAAGCGGCGGCTAAAGCAATCATTGATTTTTGCGATGTGATTGGGCTGAGTGACATGGGTAGCCCTTGGCTAGTGGCATCGGGCGGTGGCGTTCACGCTTACTGGCCTTTGAAAGAAGCTGTGCCCAAATCAGAGTGGGAACCCGTAGCCCAAGGCTTCAAGCGCTTGTGCTTTCAACACAAGCTAGCCATTGATCCAACGGTGACGGGAGATGCGTCTCGTGTACTGCGTGTGCCTGATACGCTCAACAACGGCGTCAAGGGTGACAAGCGCGTACGAGAGGTGACTAACGTGCGTTTCAAGAACGAGGGCGACTTCTTTGACTTTGAAGACTTCAGGGCGCTGATAACCCAAAAGCTAGTAGGCACGGCGTATGAAACTTTGCCCAAGACAAAGCCGAGCACCTCGTTGGTACTGCCTGGCGTTGCTCCCGTGGGGGCGACCAGTGTCAAACTCTTTGAGAACTCAAGCACTAAGTTTGGCAAAATCATTAAGCTGACTGCGCAGGGTGGCGGGTGTAATCAACTCGACCATTATGTTAACAACGCTAGTGATGATGGCATGGAACCTTTGTGGCGTGGTTTGTTAAGTCTTGCACAGAAGTGTGATGATGGCGCAAGGGCAGCAATCTGGTTGAGTGATATGCACCCGTACTCACACGACAGAATGCACGAGAAGTTAAGCCAAATCAAAGGCCCATATCCATGCACTAAGTTAGATGGTGAAAACCCGGGGGTATGTCCAAGTTGTATTCACTGGGGTAAGATCACCAACCCCTTAATCTTGGGGCGATCCACAGCGGTGACCACCACTGAGAAAACAATTGAACTCACCGCGGTAACAAATGGTAAAGAGGAGACAACCAAAGTACAGAGACCCGAAACCCCAAGAGGCTACGCGTATGGCGTTAGGGGTGGCGTGTTCATGGAAAAAGAAGACGAAGATGCACACGGCAACAAAATGGTGAGACAAGTGATGATACTGCCGTACGACTTGTTTCCCGTAGACATCTTGCATAACGCAGGCGAACACACAGTCCATATGCTTGCCTTGCGTACCAATGGCGCGCAGACAGTCACACTACCGCAGAAGGCGGTGGTAAGCAAGGATGAGACAGTCAAATCATTGGCGAGCCAAAACATTGTGGCCGCTTTTGGTGCAGGTAACGATAACAATTTAGCGGCTTACATAAGGGCGTGCGTAGAAAAAATGAGTACAGAAAAATCCCCCATCGATGTTCCATCAAGCTATGGTTGGCAAGCTGATGAAAGTTTTGTGTTTGCAGGTAAGATATATTCTAAGGACAGCGAGCCAGTACCCGTGCCCATGCCCGGCTTAGAGAATATCGTAGCCAATACACAACCCACAGGCACGCTAGAGAACTGGCGTGAAGTTATTAACCTCTTTATACGAAAGAAAATGTATGACCACCTTGCGGTCATTCTTGCGGGTGCAGGCGCTCCCCTCATGCGGTTTACGGGGTTTTATGGTCTTACGTATCATTGCGGAAGCACTGAGTCGGGGACAGGTAAGTCACTTGCTCTTGAAGGCGCGGCTTCTATTTGGGGTCACCCTGTGCACTATCGTACAGGTAAAGGGACTTCTCCCGTGGCCATGCAACAGCGACTTGGACTACTCAACAATTGCCCATTGATAACAGACGAGATTACTTCCAAGAACAGAAATGACTTTGAATGGTTTCCTGAGTTTTTATTGGACATGACTGAAGGCCGTGGTAAAGAGCGCATGGAGTCGGGCTCGAATAAAGAGCGCATCAACTTGTCCACATGGATGACCAATGCGATCATGTCCTCAAACACGCACATTGTGGACAAGCTGACGGGCGAGAGAAAACACTCGGCTGAAGGTGAATTACGGCGTTTAATCGAGTTTGTGATGGATGAAGAGCTGACTTGGGAGCCGTCAGAGATCGAGATACTTAAGTCTTTAGCCAACAATTACGCTGTGGCAGGGGATGCGCTTGTGCAGTACATGGTGGACAATACGCCCTATTTAGCCAAGCTGGTACCAGAGTGTGTGCGTAATATGTACGTGGAGTTCAAAGCATCAAACGACGAGCGCTTTTGGATGGCGGGTATTGGGACAATCATTGCGGCGGGTATTACTATGAACACTAAGCACGCGGGCATCGCAGAGTTTCCAATGGATGCGATCATCAACTCTTTACACAAGCGCATTGAATATATGCGCGCTAACATCAAAGGCAATAAGCGAACAGCCGAGGATGTGCTCAACGGCTTCATCAGGGAGTTTTGGGGTAAGTTTGTGGTTGTTAACTATGGAGAGAAAGCCGCATCGTATATGGGGGATGGTTCTGCAATCGACAGATCAACCACCAAGTCTAGCGTGATGGGGCGTGTGGAAAACGGCATTACCGCAGGGTGCAAGGACTTCTATATTGAAGAGCGCTTGCTCCGATCATTCTGTTCTTCCATGAGCTTTGGTTACGCGGACTTTAAGAAGCAGATGGAGCGCCAGTACTCTGTGGCGTATCTCCCCAAGAAGGACTTGATGTCCAAGACCAATGGCCCGCAAATGCGTGTGGCAGTTATGAAAATCTCAAGAAGAGAAGAAGACGATGCGCCTTCCGTGGAAGCATCTTAAGAAAGGGCAGGGATTTTTTATCCCTTGCCTAGATGTGGAGACCGTTAAAACTAACGGTCTCCAATCCGCTTTGCACTACAGGCTGTTCGATGCCAAGGCCACTGTCGGTATTAGGGCAGGGCTAATTGGGGTGCTTTTTCACCGCGGGCCTCTGCGTCCTTAATAGCTTTCATAAACAAGTTTGCTTCTTTTTGCTTTAACGCATCCAAGCTATCGAGCTTTGCACGCTTCTCATCAGGCGTCATGTTTTTATTGGAGCGAGCAATATCTTCTTGAAGACGCAATGCGCCCATGACTTTTTCAAACCTTCTTGAAGCGCCCGCCGCGTAAATCTCCCCGCGATGATTTTCAAGATACTCTTTGGCGTCATCTCTTCGGCCTTGTTTTAGTAGACTCTTGTAGGAGTCAGACGCTTCAGTAGCTTGTTTGGCCAGCCCATATACGACATCGGTCTCTGCACCGCCATATTTGCGTTGGAACTGCCCGCCAATGATAGGCAAGTCTGACGCGCGCATAGCAGGTTTCTCGCCTGTCTCTGCGGGTTTGAACAAGCCATCCGCCGCTTTCAGGGCGGCAATAGGCAACTGGCCTAAGTAACCCTTGACTATGTAGTCAGTTTGAATTGGTGACAACACAGGGATCGCTTTGGACATGGCTTTAGCCCACTCAGTAGTCGCATTGTTGTAGCGCTCATCGATGCTCTTGCGTTGCATACTGTTGGACTCGATATTGTCGCCCGTATAAAAGTCGTGGTTGAACGCAACTTCAAAAGCAGGCTTGGCTATCTGCGGTATAAAGTCCGAAGTGTAGCCCGGCACAGAGTTCAAGAACATATCTTTAAGCGCCTTGAGTTGTTGCTTGGTATCGGTTTTACCAACCATTGCATCCACTGCGGCAACTGCGGCTGAGAAGAAATAGCCTGCTTCATAAGGCAAAGGCAATTTCATTGGCTCATCAAGGCCGGGCAAGTGTAAGAAGAAGTTGCTGTAGCGATCCTTCGGCTTGGCGTTCATGTAGTACTCGTCGTCTTGCATGGCCATACCATAAACCAAGCCCGCGCCCATCAGCATCATGGCATTGTTCATGAATTTTTGTTTAATCTTTAACTGCTCTTCGTAAGGCATCTGACCACGCGCTGCCTTGTACAGTACGTTCAAGCCCTGAATCTGCGAGTTAAAGAAAGGTATCATGCGGTTGGCGTACTGCAACGTGGGAGACAAACCGCGCTTGTAGTAGTTCATGGATTCCATTGTGAACATATCCGCTTGCGTCTCGGACAGCCCTCTCTTAATGGCATTCTCATAAACCAATACACGGGTTGCAGAGTCAGCGCGCATTGCCACTCTGTCGGCCATAGCAAACAGTCGGGTTATCGCGTTCGCATCCTTACCGCTTGCCAATTGCAAAGCAAACTTGGCCATATCGCTTTGATCGCCCGTAAAGATTCCACTTTGAATCAAACCTTTTTCAATTAGTTTGGCTTCTGTTTTGCTGTCTCCACGACTCATGTCAATGAACGCTGTACCTGCTTTGAGCACAGCTCGCAGTGGGCCGTAGTCCAACCCGCCAGTAAAGGCCATAGACATCGGATCTTTAATCAACTGGCGCAAAGCATACAACGGTGAGCGCGTCACGCC